TTTCACGATCCAACTCAGCAAATGCGCGTTCGCGTTCTTGACGCTCACGCTCCAATTGCTCCTGCCATTCGCTTTCCTTCTGCTTTAGAAGGTCACGAACATCCATATCAGCTTCTGCCTTTGTACGCTCTTCAGCGATTCTGGCTTCTTCTTCAGCACGTTTTGCTGCAAGTTCTTCTTCGCGTTGACGTTTAATCTCTGCAAGTTCAGACTTTAGTGCATCAATCTGTGGGTAAAGCTTATCTTTTTCCTGGGTGCGTACCTTAGACAAATCCTCGTCCGTATAAAACTTGGTGTTTGCAGATGGTGCATCAGTTGAAGATACTGATGTAGCAATTGACGCATCAGCGTCAGGCGTTGCTACTGTTGGAGCTACCCCTGCTTCTGCCTGGAAGGCTTCTGCATTTGGTTGTGAATCTGTTGTACTCATGTATATCCTTAATTTCTCTAGGGCGTTTTCCGAATGTGTCTTTCGACACGTAGCACATATAGCCGCACGTTATGTTTTCAATATTAAGTTTTACGCTTTCTACAGCGTTTTTGTTGCTAAATATGAATTATTTTTCATAATCTTGCGGAACTTGTCTTTGTGGTGCTCTTGTTCCGTAAGCTTCAGTGACTAAGCGTGTTCTAAGTTGCGCTTCGCCAAGTTGTAGGTTGTCCATAGTTTCAGGGTCAAGGTTAGATGCTGGAGCAGCTTCTGGTGCAGCACCGGCAGCAGAGCCAGCGGCTCCTGCGCCTGGAGTAGCTCCGCCACCGGCAGTTGTGCCGTCAGCTGGGGCCATCTGTCCAGTCATAGACATAATCTCTTGGTCAATCTCAGTTTGAACAAGGCGTAGAGCACCGTCAGCAACTGCGTCATCAATAAGTTCTCTACGAATCTCTTGTAGAACTGATGCAGGGAATTCTTCACCAAGTTCACGCAAAGCGCCTTCTTTAGACTGCAGTCCAAGAGATAGCAATGATTGAATTTCGTTCAATACAATTAGCTTGTCTAGAGGTAGTGGTGGAGGGAAGTGGCAGTAAGTTCTGTAAGTCTCTGGGTCAGCAGGGTCTAGCTGAATAAGCTGTTCTGGCTCAGGTGTACCCTCAACATCAGGATTTAAGGTAAATGTCTCAGGTTCTTTAAACGCAAGGGTACGTAGGACTAGTTCATTAATACGCTCTAGGCCGTGAGAATACTGAACAATCTTCTGGTGGTAGCGGTTCATCAAAGGCTGGAACTGGATAGAAAGCGCAACACCAGAGGTGTTAGAAATAGGCTGTGCTTCACCAAGTGCGGTTTTAGGGACACCAGTCATCTCGTGCATAGCTGTTTTTAGGCGGTCCATGAAGTCCATAGCACCTCTTAGTCCCTGGCCTCCACCTTCAAGGTTCTCTACACGAGCGTCCTTTGGCAGACCACCCCAAACCTTATTAGCACCCTTTTCTAGCTGGCTAGCCTTAGCACCAATAATTACAGTTACAGGAGCAGAGTGGTAGTTAATGATGTCTGCGATGTCTGTAGCAGTTTCGTTATAGACACGGTTAATGCTAATAATTTCGTTACAGTCAGATAGTCCCCAAGGAGAGCCCGATACACGAACGTTAGGGATGTGGATAACAGGAATAATACCCAGTGGGTTTGGGCGTGAGTCAATCATCTCATCGTTGATGTACTCTTCAATAGTGTCATCAGTGAGAATCTCAGTGTAGGTGTAAACCTGGCGGGTACCTTCAAGGGATGTTCCCCAGAAACGGTATTTAAGCTTAAATCTAATTAGACGCTCACGGTCGTGAGGGTGGAACTCAGGGAAAGCAAATGAAGAGTTAAGTGGTAGAATACGCACACGGCCAGGGTGAATTCCTCCAGCAGAGTCCTTATATCCTTCTTCGTAAGCTACCTTAATAAAGCAGTCACCAGAAACACCGCCCTGCTGACCAATTTCCCAAAGTACAGTTGCTTTATTGTTGTCTACTTCCCAAACACGCTCAAGGAGGCTAGGGACAATAGCTTCAGTAGCCTTAACGCTGCGGAACTGAACACCTTTGCTAAATGTAAAGTTAATAATAAAGTCAGTGATAGCGCGATAGTAGTTTAGAACAACAGACGGTTCACCAGCCTGGCGGCGGAAAGATGTGTGGTGGCCAAGGTACATAGCCCAGTTAAGGCTGTAACGGTTTAGACGAGGGCCGTGGACCTCAAACTCTTCATCAGCAAGCTCTACAAGACCCAGAGGTGAAATGCTGATAGTAAGATCAGACGATGCAGCTCTATACGAGGGAGGTGAAAAGTCAATTGACATGCTATAAAGCGCCTTCAGTAAGTTTGGTAGTAGTTATAGTGTACCGCATAATTTAATTATTTTTTAATATTTTGTTATTTAGCAATTGGTCTAGTAACTTTTTTAGTTACTTTCTTATTTACGTCTTTTCGTATAGCAGCTTTTTGCTGATCTTCTTTTTTATCCATCTCTTCTTGAGCACGGTCACGCATACGAGGGTCTACATCTTTTGCAGAGTCTACAAATTGCCCGCCAAGCTGAATATACTTAGTGTGTACCCAGTGAGCAGCTGCTGGAGATGGGTACTTAGAAAAACGAGTTTTTGCCTGAGTAGTAATCAGGTTCCAGAGACGCGGGTTTGTGGGATATTGATGTGGCGTCTCTTTTACTTCTTGACCCTTAATTAGAGCCATAATACACCGCCTTAAAAGTCTTCAAACCACCCGCACGCCACTATAAGTGAGGTGCGGGGGTTCGAGAGCCTGTTACCTAGTCCTGAACCTGAGCAGGGTTTGGACGCTGCTGGCGTGAACCGTTACGAGTTACTTCTTCGTAAACGTTTGAGCCGTGGTCTTCAAAAGCTGCGCCTGAGAATTCACTTAGGTAGTCTGGTGCTTCCACCCAAGCAGCTGAACCAACGTGAGCACGCTCACTCATGGTCTCTTCAGCAGTCTTAGTGTGGACAGCGGCGTTGCGGTTTGGGCGACCAGCAGCTGGGGTGTAACCCTGCTGTGCTCCGAGAATAAACTCGTCTGGTACGTCTGTGTCAGTGCCGATACCTTCTTCGAAACGAAGTGGTCCGCGCTGACCTGGAACTGCTGCAGAAACCTTACGGTCGTAGGTTAGTGAAGCACGCTCTGGGAACTGTGGGTCTGGTGCAAGTGACATTAATATCTCCTAATTAAAAGGTTGAGGCCTCTATACAAGTTTTATACTAAAACCGACTTTTTGCAGGATAAACGTAATTTATCTGAAAAATGGTGAAGATGTTACTTCTACAGATGGCATGGTTAAATCAAGGGTTAAGCTAATAGCAATAGCCAAGCTGTCGGCATAGTCATCGTGGGCGTGGGCTTCTTCAGGCGCATGGGCAAGGAAGTTAGGGCCTTGGAACTTAATCTCAAGGTCAGTCATCTGCTGGTAGAACCGTTTCCATACCCTAGACCTACGGGTCTCAGCGTGCGCTGGCCAACCAATTAGTTTACGTTCAATAAGGGTCTTTAGATGCTTCCAACGTTTAGACTGCTCTTGCTGGCTGCTTCCTACTGAGATTACCTCTGCTCTAGGTAATAGCAAACGAAGGCGCTGCGCTACTGCATCACCTACACCGTTAGCGTCTACACCTACATACAGGATGTTATAGTTCTCAAGGAAGCTAACAATTTGGAAATACTGGTCTTCCCAGTCATCGTTTTGGATTTCAAGCCAGTTAAGTATGCGATGGTCATAATAGCCAAACTCATCAGGCCTATCCCAGTCCACCCAAATAACTGTTACTACTGTCGAGTCCATTTTACGGGCAGGGTCAACACCTACAATAACTGGAGTACGGTGCCAAGCCTTTACAGTCTTTTGAGAAGTATCTCCAAGCTCATCCATAACGGTAGAAGACACAAACATACCGCGCTCTAGCAGCCACTTGCAGTTATAGGCCATCTGGAACTCATCTGAGTCCTCACCAATACGGAGCATCTCTTTACGGACGAACTTACCGTATTCATCGCTAGTCTTAGCTACGTCACGCCAGTCCCACTGGAAGTGGTTTTGCTTTCCGCCACGGCCAGTAGAGCGGCGTTTGTTGAGTTGAATAGCGCGATAGAAGTTGTTTTTATGCGTAGTAGGGGTACCAGTTTTTACCATAGTACCGTTTGTAGATGCAAGCATCGGACCAATAGACTTGGCCACAATAAAGTCATCGGCTTCCTGACACTCATCAATAACGATAAGATGGAAAGTCTTAGACTCAATCTTTGCTCTAGGGTTAGCAGTCATCATCATAACTGATGAACCAGAGTTAAGAAGTTTAACTTGCTTAGTCACACCAGCAACCTTTTTAGCCTCATCGTCAATCTCTGGGTCCTCTAGTACAGATAAAGCATGTTCGCTAGTAAGACGCGTAATAACACGGGAGAATAGAGTTTCTGCCTGGCCTTCAACAGGAGCAAACAGCCCTACCCATAGTCCGTCCTTAAATCTACCGAGCAGGTCTGGGTACATCTTAGCAAGGCGTGGAAGAATAACCATTAGAGCGGCCACAGTATCAGCCACGGTTTCAGATTTACCCGACTGACGAGAAGCAAGGGCGGTAATCTCTTCACCTTCGTTAATGACCACAGATTCAATGATTCTACGAGCTAAGGGCTTTTGATAAGGGCGAAGATCATGACCTACCAAAGCCTTCATAAAAATCATAATTTTGTCGATTAGCTGGTCAACAAATTCACGTGACAGCTCATCTAAGCCATCATCGTACTCTTCAAACTCGCTATCAGCAGAGTCTTCATACTCTTGTAACTCTTCGTCTTCGTAAACTTTGTCATCATTATTCATATATTGCCTTAAATTAAAGTAACCCTGAGCCGGTATGACTCAGGGTTACTAAGTGCCACACGGGAGAGAAGGAAGGTTGGCATATCCATAATAGCACAAAAAACTATTAAACCCTAGATATTAATATTAGTTCTAGTATTTAATTCGTTAATTACTGCATGTAAGGCTTCTGTAGCCTCTAAAAGTTCTTTTAGGGCAACATCAGTGCGGTGGCGTTCGTAAATGCTCATGAGCTTGCCTATCTCATAAACAGCTTGATCTGCCCATACCATTAGGTCATTAGTAGGGATACGGCGTACTCTACGCGCTATTTTTTCAGAAAATGGCTTATCCCAGGTTTTTTTCTTAAAAAAATTTACCATTTTCTAATCTCCTTAGCCTCGGTTTCTTTTACCTTAAAGACCTTACTAAGGGCTTCATCTTCATCAATAGGATTACCCCAGATACCGATAGCATAGCCACGACGAATGAATGGTACCCAAAAGACAAGGCAAGTAGAGCTAGCTCTAAAAGGATATTCAGTTTCTTGACTCCAGCCCCATTCAAACATAGGGAAAACTGGGTGCTTTAACTTGATGGTATTTACGAATAGTGGGCCGAATGATTTCACTTTATTAGTCCTTTTTTCCTACGTACATATAGTCGGTAAACTCTTTAATGTTTGACATCTGAACTCTACGGTGTTTAGGCATAGTGTTGATATTAACTGGGCCCATGTCTGCCCATTCATCAAGACCTGACTGCTTAAGAAACTTACCTTTAGACTCAGCTGCTAAGAAATCATACCACATAAACTCGGGTACACCGCGGTACTCCCACCAGGTGCCGTCTCTAAATACGACTATTAGCTTTTCTTCTTTAAAGTCGTAACCAGCTTTAACGGTTCTAGGGCGTTCTGGATTTGTAGACCCAGTAGTAGCTAGAGATGGAAAACTGGTGTCGCTGTCTACTTCAAACTTATCGTCTTTAGGTTTGTCAATATCTGGGTTTTCCTCGTCAGTGAGGACATCTAACCAGTACTTAGTATTTTTAGTCTGGCTATTTCCAGCAGCATCATCACTACTTCTGCGGTTATTAGACCAAGGATTATTACTCTTACTTGCCATTATTCTTCATCTTCTTCTTCAATAGGCTCAGTGCCTTCTTCGTATATCATTTCAGGCTCATAAAGAATCTCATAATCAAACGGAGTGTCATCTGGGTTTACATGATAAACGTGTTTAGGGACTGGATGCCCTTGGTAAGCCTGTCGTTTAGTTATGCGCATTAACTAATAATAGCAGATTTAATTAAAGTTCTCTTTAATGTGCTGCTCAAATTTGCCCTCTAATGTGGCAACGTCTACTTTTACTTCACCAATATCTTTTTTAATAGCCAAAATGTCGTCTCTAAGTGATGAGCCGTGGTTTGGCTTAAGCTCTGACAAATAGTCTTTTACAAGGGTGCTTACTATCTCGCTGGTATAGCCTTTAACTAAGCGGGCGACAACAAAGCCACCTAAGCTAAGAATGGTGCAGAGGGTAGCGATAAGCGCAATTAATTGGTCGGTAGTCATAAGTTCCTATTATCTGTACCCATGCCAAGCACGGCCAGGGTTAGCGTATGAAAAAGTGGTTGGCTTTTCCTTCTGATTCAAATAGATTCTTCTAACACCAAATCGCGTATCTTGTACCTGTGCAGGCTTAAATAAAGCCTCTTTTTTAAATTCTGTTTTACGTTTTAAATTCGCCATCTGTCCCACTCTTTCATGTGAGTAGGAATACCGGCTATAGCATGGTCGCCAGCACGTGTTAAAGCGTCCCTAAACTCCCTAGAACGGCCTGTAGGGCGTTCATCCTGCTCATACACGTCAGTAGACGTAATGGCCCCTGAGCGACGCGCTAGAGGCCCTTTACGGCGTATGTCTACTTTAAGCTTTTTTTCCACGTGGCTTAACCGTAGTAGTGGTTAAATCTGCAGAGGTCGGCTTTACTTTAGGTGTTCTACTAGCTACTTTTTTATCAATTGCTGCGCCAATTTTTTCTCCAACTTTTGCGCCCGTAGCTGCCCCTGTGCTGGTTTTAGTTGTTGCTCCACCAATTACAGCTCCAGCTGCTTTACCAATTGCTGCGCCTTTACCACCAGGCTTAGATTGCTGCTGGCTGCCACCTTGACCACCAGGACCGTAGCCAGTTGGGCCAAGTCTCTTTCTCTGGATTTCTCTCTTTAGGTCTCTGTTTTTAGCCACATCTTGCATATCGGTTTTGTGCTCTAGGGCCTTACCTTCGCGGTAAACTTTTTTGTCTTCTGAGTCATTGTGAAGGCCATAGTGGCGCTCTTGCCAGTCCCCGTAGTTTTTGTAGTCTTCTGCAGTCCAACCATTTCCGGTTTTACCCTTGCTTGACTTACTTGATGTACTTGAGCCACTTTCAGAACTTTTGTTATTGTAAAGAAAGTTATTTGCAATGTAGTCTAAAATTCTACCTTTGCCGTTAGAGCCTGACCCGGATAGATTTTTTGCTCCAGAGCCTTCTACGTTATCGTTATTGGCCATTATTAAATCCTATCTTTTTAGTAATTGTAACAGTTCCAATAATAAAACCCCGGCCAAACGACCGGGGTTTTATCATTATTTAGTTATTAAGCCCAGAGGCTGTAAGTAGCAGTAGCAGTTGTGGTACGTGTGTTACCGGCAGGAGTTGTAGCGTGTACAGTTCCGACCTTACCGATAACAGTTCCAGTTCCACCAGATGCGGTTGTCTGAACGGCGGTTGAGTTAGATACAAACAAGAAGTTTGTAGCATCGATTACATATAGAACTGTGTAATCGCCATCAGCTACACCAGTGATGCTGGCAGCGGTAAATACGTCACCTGCAAGTAGGATGTGGCTAGCGCTTGTGTTAATCTGAACAATTGCGCTTCCAGCAGTTCTCCAAACACCCTGAGCAGTCTTGCTTACAGCAGTTGTTGCAGTTGTTGCCGAAAGAACAATACCGCGGTCAGCAAATGCGTCTACAGCAACCGCTGCGGTCTGACCAAGAACGTTAGGCACTAGGTAACCGAAGGTACCAGCTGAGTAACCGCCGTCTAGGTTAGCTAAAGCAGATGAGTACTCAACCTTACCAATTTGACCAGTAACAGTTAGACCAGCAGTAGATGCAGTCTGACCAGTTAGAGTGAAGCTAGTTGCAGTTGCAGCAGCAACAGTCTGAGAAGCAACGTTGAAGGTGCTGTTAGTTAGACCAGTGATAGTTACAACGTCACCAACCTGTAGGTTGTTCTGAGCAGTGTAAACATACTTAGTGTTTGTAGTTGCATCAACAGCAGCAGCAGTAACGTTGTAGTTAGCAACACCCCAACCGACAACCTGTACAATTGCGTTCTGACCAGTAACTGATGTTCCTAGAAGAGCGTTAGTACCAGCAACTACAAAACCGTCTGCATTAGCAGAAACAACAGTAGCAGCGGTTACGTTTAGGCCGGCAGTGGTAAAGCCAGTAATGCTTACTGTAGTAGTTCCTACGGTAATGAAGTCAGCCAAGTTGTTTGGGCAAGTTACAAAAATGTAAGCAGAACCTGTCTTTGAACCAACAGCAGCAGCAGTTGCTAGGAACTTACCTGTGTTGAATGCAGGGTAGCCAGCAAAACCTGAATCTACAATCTGACCGTCATAAGTGTTAGTTACGTAAGAGTTTGCGTTGATTGTAGTTGTAAGAGAGCCTGTGTTTAGACGTGCGCTCTGAACCTTAGTAGTAGAAGCTGTTTGATAAGCACCATTTAGGGAATTCCAGTTTCTGTCTCCGACAACTTCTAGGGTAGCAGTCTTGCCTGTAGGGTTGACTGAACCAATGTTTGGTAGAGAATCAGCAACTGTGAAAGTAGTTGTTGAAGGAACGGATACTACAATTGCGTTGTTTACGTCAAAGTGGTTAACAGCAACAGAACAAGCTGTGGTTGTAGCCGCAGGAGAAGCAACAGCGGCAACTGCGTTAGCGACTACTAGCGTGCTGCCTGTTGTACCCTCCAAAGCTGTAAAAGTACCATTGTAAACAGCAGCTGTAGTTAGACCACCAGTGATTGTTACAAGTTCACCGACGCTGATGTTGTGAGCAGCAGAAGTAGCTAGGGTTACAGTCTTTTGTACTGTGTCAGCAGTTGGAGTAGCGGCTGCGAGAGTTACAGTAGAAGATGAACCTGTCTGTGCGGATACTGTTGTACCTGCAACTGGGGAAGCAACTGTACCGCCGATAGCATAGATACCAGTGTTTACAGTCTGGCCTACAACGATTCCGTGAGCGGCTGCGGTTGTAAAGGTGGTTAGCTTACCGTCGCTGCTTGCCGCTGAAATAGTTGTAGTACTAATACCAGTAGGTGCAAAGTTACCAGCAGCAGTGGTTGCGCGGTCATCGTTCGGTGCAATTGCGTGGTTACCCCATACAAAGTCAACTTCAATTGACTTATCAGATAGAGCAGCAAAGTTTAGTGTTGCGCCATCTACAAGGTTAGCTGGACGGCTAAGAGTTAGTGAAGTGCTGTTGATTGCTGAAACAGTAGTTGCTGGATTGATGCCGTTAGCGTTTGCGATACCAGAACCGGTTACAACCTGTCCTACTACGATAGCTGCGTTTGAAGCTGTTAGAGTAACGGCAGTGCTGTTTGTGACCGCTCCGCTTACTCTCTGGGTGGTAACAGGATATAGCAGACCGCTGTCCTGAAAATTACCTACGTTGTTTGCCATTGAATGTACTTTCTCTAGAGATTAATTAAAAGACGTTTGATCGGAACGCCATAATATTAAGTATGGCGGGAGTTGTTTCAGATTTCTTATCTAACTTGAACTATTTTTGTTTTAGCCGATTTTATAAGGGTCTTTAAGAGTACCGCTTCTAACGATGTTCTGAGAGCCGCGAACAAGGCGGTTAACTCCGCTGTGGAGTACGCCTTTGTTACGCTCTGGCTTCTGTGAGGCAGCATAATCAGCAGACTCAGACTTTAGCTGTGCAGTCATTTCTGCTTTACTAGCCAGCTTGAACTGTGGGTTCTTTGCTTCCATTATTTGTCATTCTCCTTCTTGCCTGCACGATGCTTGTTCTCTTTAGCGGTGTTTTTACCGTGCTTTAGGGCACGTAAGTTCCCAGCTTTATCATTTGAGTGGTTATTGTCCTTGTGGTCAACATCCACATCTTTAGGAAGCTTTCCGTTCTTTTTCTCGTACTGGTAACGAGCAGCTGAGATAGATGTGCGTGAGCCATCTTTGTTTACAACAGACATCATAGGACGTCCGCCATTAGATTTTGAACCCTTAAATGGGCCGTAAACCTTCTTGCCGTCAGAAGTCTTACCCGCTAGGGTCTTAGTATTCTTACCGGTTGCTTTTTTCTTCTCAGCCATTATTTCTTTTTCTTGTCCAAGTCTTCTTTGGTAGTAACAGATGGTAGGCTACCATCTCTAACTCTGCGAACTGCGCCTCCACGGACAACAGCTACACCGTGCTCCTTGTCGCTGTCGTGAAGAGCGTTGTACTCTTTGTCTAGGTCCTTGACACTCTTATGCGCGTTCTCAAAGGTGTCGTACTCAGCCATGTTACGCTCAAAGGCAATAGAATCGCCCTTCTTACGGGTGTCTAGGCCACGGTTGGCTCTTTCCCTAGGCATTACCTTAAGGATTGACTTCTGTAGACGGCTAATGCCTCTAAATTGCTTTTTTTGCGGTTCCATTACTTTTTTTCCTGTTCTGCTTTGAACATTGCGTTTCCCTTTTCCTCAGCGGCTTCAGGGGTCTCGTAACGAGGGTCATTTGCCATTGCCTCGTTATATTCGTGTTCGGTGCTTGTAGTGGCTTTACTGCCCGCTACAGAGGCGTGTAGGGCCTTTACAGCAGCTTCCTTCTCAGAAGAAGACATGTTGGTGTTGCTGTAAATGTCGGCAAGGCCTCTAGTTAGTTTAATTGCGCTATCGAGGTGGCCCATGGTTTTTTCATGAACTTCACCGAATTGCTTTTCATTTGGAATCATTGTGCGCTCCCGTAAAATGGTTAAATAGTTTCTAATACAGTATACTGCCGATAAAGACATTTTGTTCTACAATATTAATTAATCACGACGACCAAACCTTGATTTTCCTATTCTAAGCATCGTACGAAGAAGCCACTGTCTAGGATGAGGTTTGCCTTCAGATAAATCACCGGTTTTTGAGTCTACTTTATGATGCTCTATATTTTTTACATCATGGTGTGTGTTTTCATCCAATGAATGTGTGCCATCTTTATTTTTCGTGGTAGAGTCACTATCTGTATCAATGGTGACTAAAGACCTATGCCCATCATCCCAGTCATACAAATGCTTACTTTTAGCGGTCTTTGGGTGGTACTTAGCATTTGCAGGGTCTTTTTTAAAAGCGACATCATGTTTCACATCTGATAAGGCAGCTTCTTTACTTTCATGCCATCCTTCATGTACGTCTTGACTAGGGTCATAAGAAAAACCTTTTTTGCCAATATCTTCATCAACTAGATCTGAAGGGTGGTTTCTAAATGCTTTATAGAGAGTTAACCTTTTCCAAGGCCCTTTTGCTTTGTCACCTTCTTTATCGTAAGACTCAGTGTTTTCAAAAGAACTGGGAGATGTTTGAGCTGGGATGTGCTCTTTAAACGTACCTACTTTAGCATCTTCTTTGATACTCATTGGTGCGCCCTTACCTTCTTTTTTATACCCTGCGTTAGAGCCAGGGGACGCTCTGTGCACGGTGACTGGAAGGTGAGTAACTCCAGCTTGTTCAGCGGCTAGTAATCTGTGATGCCCCTCACGTAAAACCCCCCATTTAGAATCATGGTCATAATGAATTTGTAACGGGTTTTCTAATTCGCCTTTATCAATAGTTTTTGCTAAACTGGCAATATGTGTTTGTGGGTCAGTATGGGTGCTTTCTTCAGAGCTTAGTCTATCTACATGCCTGTATTTCTTTATGTCCTCAACCGCCATCATTTCGGTATGAGGTTTGCGCATAGCATTTGGCTGAGCTGAGTCCTCTAAACTCATTGTGAGCTCCCGTAAGGTGTTTGTGCAACATCTGTTGCTTGTCCAGAAACAGTATAGCGTTGGTAGGCACCTTTTGGACCAGTAAAGATACCATCATTAAGTCTAATGGCTCCCATGACATTTAGTCCTAAAACGGCATTATTTTGGGTGAATACACCTAGCACTTGGTGTAGTTCCGGCGCACGACCTTTTGCAAACTCCTCTAATAGCCCGCGTGGCTTCATTACTTCTTCTTTGCTTTACTAAGGAATCCTGACTTAGGACCAGGATTATATGCGTCATCAGTACGCTTATTCATCTTAGGGGTTAAATAGGCGTCTAGTCTAACACCTGCATTAGTCATTCTTCTATTAGCAAGGTTAGTCGCTTCCTCAAAGTTGCCGCGCCTACTTGCAGCGTCCTCACGGTCATTATTTCTAAAAGTAGCCTCTAGGCGTTGAATTGATTTCTTACTATACTTCTTATCAGCTGGTGTTGCAGGTTTGCTGAGAGTTTTACGCTTCTGTGACTTCAAAATGCCTTTGTGGCTAACAGATGCTTCTTTAGCTACTTTTCTAACTGGTTTAGGAGTATTTGCCATTACTTCAGTATAAAGCATAAGTTGGTGATTATAGCATTAATTGCTGAGAATATCTAGAGGGTAACTTTTAGCATAAGCCGGCGCAGCTAGCACTGCTAAATAAGTATTATAT